AAATAGCTTTTATTTTTTTTCAACATATCTTTTTAAAACCTTTTCTATTGAGTCATTAGTTTTTTTGTCTAAATCATATTCTTTGCCAACAAAAAATATAAAAGCATTAAAGTCTATGTAATCATCATTTTTATTTTGGTTCAGTAAATCTTCTAAGTCTTTAGATTCTAATTCTTTAATTTTATCATCATCTAAGTACTCATTAATAATATAATTTGAAAACATATCGTTATTTAAAACTTCCACAATTGCTTTATTATGAATCCCAAACTTATTATAAATATTCTTCAAATTATATTTATACATTATCCTATCTATAACTTCTTTTATCAGCTCGCCATGTTGACTTTTGATTTGGGATAATAGTAACTCTTTTTTTTCACTATCATCAAATGCAATTGGCGAAATAAAAAAATCAAATACTTCAATAAATCTTGTCATTCCAATAATTGATTTTGCATAAACATCTATCGAATACATACTATATCCTCCTTTATCTCTCATAGTATAGTATATGTGGTAGTTTTTAATTTATGTTAGTTAATTATTTTTTCTTCGCCTTTTATTTCTACACTGTGAGCAACTCGGTCTATATCCGTCAGGGCTTGTTTTGGTATTGTTTTTATTAAAATGCTTTATTAACTTTGTTTCTTTGCAGGTTTTGCAGGTCTTATATTTTCCTTTAACATAATTGATATATATATACTCCACCCAATTATTTTGATTTTGTTTGATTATTTTTTTTACTATCCCTTTATAAAATCCATATATATCTTGCTTACTGTAGTCCCCAATTTGTTTTCCTATTTTAGTATATGAATAATCAAGTCCTAGTAATTTAATTATTTCTTTTTGCTTTTCGTCTAGCTCTAATTGGTCAGCCATATTTTTAATATCATACGCTAGCAGCCCATAATCATTCATTAAATTTCTATCACCTAAAGAAATAATTGCTTTAATAGTTTCTTCATCGTTGTAGTTGGCATTTAGTAAATTACTATTATAAGGAATAGAATTTTTGCAGTTTAAGTTTATTATTCCAAATATCTGTTCTTTTGCAGTTTTAATATCTGCCCTTAAATAACCTATATTCCTATCTATAAACATTAGGGAACGGTTTACTAATTTACCATTATTAATTTTTTCTATGTTTATATTTTTAGTGTTCATTATAATATATATCTGATTTTTGGTTAATATATTTTTTACATTTTTCGGGTCTGACCTAATCTGCCTTCTTAACATTAAAAGTGAATTAATTGCTTCATTATATGCTTTTAATATTCCAGTGCTGTCTTTCTCAATATCTTCCTTTGTTATGGTTATTTTTTTTTCTTTTATAAAGTTTTTCTTTAACAATAGAAAATTTAATCTATTATCATTCTCCACTATATCCCCAACGCTATTTAAATCTTTCATATCTTTAGATACTTTCCCGTATCTTTGGTTTTGATGTACGTCAAGAGATAGCTCGCGGTTTAATTTATTTTGAAATGAAAACAAGTCAAAAAACTTATATTGTGTTTTTTCATAAAGCTTTGGTGCATCCGGGGCATATATTAAATAATTAGCCATTTGTTCTAATAGGCGGTTTATATTTGTGTGTTCGCATAGATCATTGGTTGTGCTTAGGCAGATTTTAAATGCTGATATATTTTTAGTTTTATTAAATTTTTGCTCTGTTACTGCTTCAAAGAAGTTAATTATTTTTGGGTCGGATAATATCTCGTTTAATAAGTCGATTCTTTCCTGTGTTGTTCGCAGGGAATAGTCTAGCCTATCTTTAACTTCAAATACACCTATGCCATCAATTTTCCCTCTGAAATCGTCTGATGAATATGTTTTCAACATTTTTTACTTCCCTCTATTCTGTGATTGTGATATATGTTCTTCAATTCTTTTTTTTCCTATTTCAAAGTAATTCTCGTCAAGTTCTATACCTATGAATTTACGATTTGTATTTACACAAGCAACGCCAGTCGAAAAACTCCCAGCAGTAAAATCTAATACTAAATCACCTTCGTTTGTGTATGTTTTAATAAGATACTCAAGTAGTGCTACTGGTTTTTGGGTGGGGTGAATAGTCATTTTTTGTTTATCGGTTTTAAATTTTATTATTGACTTAGGGTATCGCTCTGTGCTATCGTAAGTTGTTAAATCATGCTTATTGTATATGTCAGTTTTAACACAATTTTGCTTATGTATTGATTTACTAATTTTCCTTTCATGTCCTGTAGTTTTTTGAGGATTATACAAACACTGTTTATTATAAAATACATGTATAAGTTCAACATTTCTTAACGGTTGTTTGTTTGCGTTGAGAAAATTAGTTGATGTTGTTTTTTCATAAATCCAATCATATTTATATTCTTTTATGTTTGACATTCTTAACGCACTCGAAAAAGGTTCATTACCAAATAATACAATAGGTGTATTATCATTTCTGATTTTTTTTAATCTAGTCCACATTTCATCAAAAGGTATAACTGTATCCCACTTCTTACATTGTGTAACCCCATAAGGTGGGTCTGTAATAACAGCATCAACTTTAACACCTTGTTCAATCAAGGAATCCATAATTTCTAAACAATCACCATTATACAGTTTTATATTATCATTCATTTTTAACTCCTTTTATGTCATATGTTTTTGTATTCTATCTTTAGCTATGTTATAGTAATTATCATCTAATTCTATTCCTATGAAATTACGATTAGTATTAATACAAGCTATAGCGGTTGTGCCTGACCCCATACAATTGTCTAAAACTAAAGCATTTTCATTTGTATATGTTTTAATTAAAAACTCCATCATCTCTATTGGTTTCTGAGTAGGGTGCAGTCCTCTATCTCTGGTAAATTTTTGTATTGTTTTGGGGTGTCTTTTACCATCTATGTTTTCTGTGACTACGTTTTTTAATCCACCTTTCCAATTTTCACTCATTTTGCCAGACCTTTGAGTATAAGGTACCCCATCTGTTTTTTGTGGATTGTATGTCATCTGTGTTCTTGTTCCGTTCGTAACTCTACCCTTACCAAAAATTAATATATACTCATGCACCCTAAATGGTTGATAGTTAACGTTAGGGGCATTTGTACCATTGTCTTTTTCCCAAATCCAATCATATTTATATAAATCTTTGTTTTTAGATATTAACTCAACTGCAAACTTCATGGTTGCTGTTAGGACTATTGCACCTTCGTCTGTGATCAATTGTCTATATCTATTAAATAATTCATCTGTATTAATCAACCTATTATCCCATTTATTACCTGTTTCTTTGTAGGGTAAGTCAGCTAAAATCATATCGACCTTAACCCCCTGCTCAATCAACTCATCCATTACCACCAAACAATCACCATGATATAATCGCATATCTTCTATTTCTTTCCCTCCTCATATTTTCGCCTTATCCAATAACTCTCGCTATCCACCATTTCAAAAAAATATTGATACATACAATCTTTACAATCTTTATCCTCACCAACACAAGCCCTCTCTTGATTACAATATTCTGAGCTAAACTCTCCCATCAAATCTTCAATTGCTTGCTCTACTGCTTTTTTATATATCTTAAAATCAAATTTTAATTCTTTGTTTTCATTGAGCTGTAAGTAAAGTTGTTCGTTTATATTTGTTAACTGTTTATAAAAGTAAAATAGTAACGTAACTATAAAAAGTATAGATAGTATTATTAACCCCATTTACTTTACCTCTTTTCTTTATTAGATATATTTCTTTATTATTCATACTTCATATCAAAATATTTTTCTGCAATATCTGGATAATCAAATTCTAATTCTTTTAAATATTCAAAACAAGCACATACCCCATTTTTACTAGCGTCTTTATTCGCTTGGCAGAATTCTCTATAGCTTTTTTTCTTGAAAAAGTTTGGTTGATTACACCATCTGGCTAAATTTATATATGTCCCTCTATATGGACTATCTTCAAACTTTTCAAACCTCATTATGTATGGCAGGCATTTATATTCCATTAATATCTTAATTCTTTCAAATGTATCAATAATATCTTGCTTCCAAAATTCTTCGTTATATTTATTATTTCTATCGAATCCACACAATACATATAATTTAGTTGTCTTAGAGCAATAAGATTTCCATAATTTTAATTTCTGTTTTATTAATTCAGCATCTTCAATATTATCAAATGCAAATATAAAATCGCCTTTATACCTACAGTTACTCAACAATTCTGCTTTTTCTTTTGTCATTAATCTTTCATCCATACCTTGTTTAAATTGAAAATATTTATTTGTTTTTTTTAATTCATTTATTATATCTTTCCATTGACCATAACCTAAAATATTATCATCTAATAAGCATATATATTTTTTTGATTCATCTAAAAATTCACTAACAGGTGAATGGTGAGATACTTTATCATAATTCTTATTAATACAGAAGCTACATTTTCTAAAACACCCTCTTGTTGTAAAGCCAATACTATAATCTAAATAATACTCAAATTCATTTCTTTTCTTACCTTCATTTAAATTTTTATTAACCCAATCAATATATAGGTTATAATCTGGCATATGGTGTTCTATTTCTTGCGGTAATGGCTGTGCTTTGTCAAAAAAAAATCCTGTTCCACCATATTTAACATGTGGCAATTTTAATACTTCTTCTGGAACTTTTGTTTTGGTAAACACTTTTGCTATATATATCAAATCATAGTCATATAAATTTTCATAATTTAATTTTAAATTAACAGTGTCACCAAGCGACTTATGATATCCACTTATTTTCATACAAGCTAAATTAGGGAATCTGTGTTTATTTATATATACTAAATCAGCGTCAATAATACATATCTTCAATATATATCAGCCCCCTATTTTTTTAGTAAACAATTGCTAATTCTATCTTTTGCTATGTTAAAATATACTTCATCTAATTCAATACCTATAAATCTTCTATTGGTGTTAATGCAAGCTGCACCTGTAGTACCTGACCCAATAAAACAATCTAAAACTAGGTCATTTTCGTTGCTGCTATTTTTTATTAAGGTTTCAATGATATTTAATGGTTTTATTGTTGGATGTTTATATTGTTTTTTATCTAATATATTGATGGGTTGATACCATACCGTTTTGGCGTCTTCATAATTGTTTGGCATGCACTTTCCACCTTTTCTAAAATACAAGCAATATTCCTTATCCGTAAGATATTTATTATAAAATGTCGGTATCGCATTAGTTTTATTCCAAACTAAAATATCAAATTTATATTTGTTATCCTCAACGAAAAATTTTAAATATTGGGGTATTTGCTTTGCGTTACACCAAATATACACATTACCTTTATCCTGCAATTTAATTAATCTGTTACAAAACTCTACTCCCAAATTAATATTTAATTTATTGTTTTTTAAATCGTCATTAACTCCTTGAATGCTTTTTGCAAAATTTGATTTACCACCTGTTTTTGTATTATCTATTTGATACGGCGGGTCAGTAATAACTAAATCCACTTTAACTCCCTTTTCAATTAAAGAATCCATAACATCTAAACAATCGCCTTGAAATAAAATATTATTTCCAACTGAAGTATATGTAAAATTATCTATCTTCACCATCTCCATTTATATTAGTTAATTACTAATTAAATATAACTTACAAAGCATATAAAACTACGCAAATATTACTCTCTCCTACTTATTAATACGTAGCAAATTATTTAAATATTACTAATTTTTAAAATATTTTTTTGTCCTACCTATTATACTTATAAATTTTACGACAAATACTAAGACCTATTGAAAGATATAGATAAAAAAATAAGGGATTTCGTATAGGAGGATAAATTTTGTATGATATTCATTTGTTAAAAAAAGATAATGAGACAGATAAAGAATATCTTGTTAGATTACTTCAAGAAAGAAAATGTAATAAAGATTTTAATTATCAAAATGTATATCATCTGTTTATTGGCAACGATTCTTTGTTATCAGAATGTGAGTCTCGTAAAAGAATTTATGCTTTGAAAGAATATTTAAAAGTAAATCATTTACAAATCAAAAGAAAAAAATCCGAAACAATAAGAATTCTCAGCCTAAGTGACCTGCACATACCTTTCCAACTACCAAATCTATTGGATCTTGTTTATGAGTTTAGAAACAATATTGACTATTTAGTATTAAATGGCGACATACTAGATAATCAATCTCTCTCTTCGTTTGATAAACTTTACAGGATACCAATCCTTGAGGAACTCAATCAAGCCAGAACATTTCTTTATCAATTAATTTATCTATTAAAACCAAAAACTGTTGTTTATGTTCATGGTAATCATGATGGTGCAAGATTATCTCGTTACCTATCCAAACGTTTAGACAGTGATGTATTAAGCTTAATGCCATCTAATGTTATTGATTTACTTCTTGATACGGGGTTTTATATTAAAGATTATCAAAATGGCAGGAATGAATTTAAAGAATGTTTAACTGATACATTAATTGATGAAGACGTTGATATTATTAACACTCATAATTGGTATTATCAGATTGGCAACACTATATTTGCTCATCCTACAAGGTTCTCGTCTGTTCCTTTAAAAACTGTTAATGTCGCTAACGATTATTTCAAAAATAAAGGATTCGATTATGACTCCATTGTTATTGGACACACTCATAAGACAGGATATTTTAAAGATGGTTCGGTTCACTTGTTTGAGCAAGGTTGTCTTTGCAATGAGTTGGATTATGCTAAATCAGGTAATATGATTATGTCACAACAGAGCGGTTTTGTTTATTTAGAACAAGATATATTAGGAAATCTTATATATAAAAAATCGAAACTAATAATTATATAAAAAAAATAAGGGAATAAAGTGGTTCTATTGGTTGGGCGGAGTGGGTTGTTGGTACTACTTTATCCTCCCTTATTTATATCTTTTCGGGGTGGCTAATTGCCATCTCGTCTTTTTTTGGGAGTGATAAAATGGCGTTTGAAAAAAAGAGTGACAAACCTAAAATTACAATTACTTGTAATCGTTGTTTAAAAGTTTTAGAAGCACAGCTTCATTTTTACAAGGCTTACACGAAGCATTGTATAGATGGTAGGTTACCAATATGTAGAGATTGTGTTAAGAAAATTGTTAATGAAGATAGAGATAATATGATAAAATTTTGTGAATCTATTGATTTAATTTTTGTTCAGGATTATTGGGAACAATCTTTAAAAGCTAAATCTGCTAGTATAGCTAATTATTTTCGTATTATTAATATGCGTAAATTAGCTAATCGACCTTTTTCTGAAAGTAATTTTATTATTTGTGATGAAATTAATGAGAGTCAATTAAAATATAAGGCAACTCCTGATATAGAAAATTTTTGGGGCAAAGGATTAGAGAAATCTGATTATTATTTTTTGCAAAACTTTTACGATGAGTTTGCTTCTACCTACGACACCTCTACCCCAGTTCAGATTAATCTTTATAAGAATATCGCCAAAGCTCAATTGCAGGCTAATAAAGCTTTTGTTGGTGGCGATGTCGCTTCTTATGATAGGCTTATGAAATCTATGTCTAACTTATTAGCTGATAGTAATTTAAAGGTAAAAGATAAAGATACCGGGCTAGTTGATACTTTAGGATTAAGAATTAAAATGATAGAAAGCGAAGAACCTATACCCAAAGTTTCTGATAAATTTAAAGATATTGATAACATTGGAAAATATTTTAAAAAATTCTTTTTAGATGTTCTTATTAATGCTACTACTGGCATTATTGATAGCGATGAGTAGGTTTATATATGCAGCAAGAATTTGATTTTAATAGGGAAAAGACAAAACTTTGGGTTTCTTATTGGAGAGAAAATATTCATAGGTTTGCTTTGGAATATCTTGGTTTGAAGTTACATTTATTTCAGCTTATATTGCTTTACTTGATGGATAAATATCCGTTCTTTATGTGGATAGCAAGTCGTGGTGGATCGAAATCTTACCTAATCGCGGTATATTCTGTTAGCCGCGCCATATTATATCCAGACAGTAAGATTGGTATTATTTCCGAAACAAAAGCACAATCTTCTTTAATTATCTCGCAAAAAATAGAGAAAGAATTGTGTAACTATAGTCCTGTTTTGCAATCTGAAATTGTGGACATTAAAACTACTATTAACTATAGTATTGTTAATTTTAGGAATGGTAGCTACATTCAATGTATTACTCCTAAGCGTGGTTTTCGTTTTCACTTAATCATTGTCGATGAATTTCGTTTGGTTGCTAAGGATATTATTGATAGTATTGTTAGACCTTACCTTAATGTTAATAGACAGCCACTATATTTATTAAAAGATGAGTATAGGCATTTGAAAGAAGAAAATAAAGAGATTTATATTAGCTCTGCGTATTATAGAAGTAACTGGATGTTTGGAGAGTTTTTATCTTTTGTTAAAAATATGTGCAATAAGGATAATTATTTGGTTCTTATAACTAATCTTAAATTATCTTTAGAACATAATCTGATTAGCGAAACTCGTATAGCACAAATAAAAAGCTCTTCAACTTTTGATTTAGATTTATACCGCATGGAGTATGAGTCAGAATTTGTTGGTCAGGGTAAAGACGCTTTTTTCACATATGATGTTGTACAGGGCGTGAGAACTTTAATTAAACCATTTTACCCACCAAGCAAAGAAGAGTTTTTGCTAAATAAAGATAAGAAAAGAAAGTCTGATAAAAAAAATAATGAAATAAGACTTATTAGTGTTGATATTGGTTTAATGGGCGGTAGTGAAAATGACTTAACTATTATCACACTTATGAAAATGATTAAAGACAGAGATAGGTTTGTTAAACATGTAGTGTACATTGAGCATTGCGATGGTTGGCATACAGAGGATGTCGCCATTCGTATTAAACAATTATTTGAAGATTTTGAAGCTGACTATGTAGCCATAGATACTCTTGGTCAGGGTTTGTCTGTTGCTGATTGTTTGTTCCGTACTTCTTATGACAAGGATAGAGACGTATATTATGATGCGTGGTCTGTTTTTAATGATGATAAAATGAAATCTAGGACAGTAGATAAAAATGCAAAAAACATAGTCTTTTCTATTAAGGTAAGTGGTAGTAGTGCATTAAAACTAAATCATAACATAGCGATAAGCCTAAGAAATGATATGAAAAATGGAAGATTAAAATTATTAATAGATGAAGTTAAGGCGAGAGAACATTTGATTACTAATAAGACTATAAAACCTACTACTCCACCAGATGAGATTTCAAAACTATTATTACCTTATGTGCAAACGACTATTCTACAAAACGAAATGATTATGCTTAACACTAAATATTTAAATGGATTTATTCAATTAAAAGAACCCAAAACAAAAAGAAAAGATAGATTTACTTCATTAGCATATTGTAATTATTTAGCTATCACATTAGAGGAAGATTTGAAGAAAAATAATAATAAGAGTGGATGGGAAGACTTTGTTGATTTGAGAAAGTAAGGAGGTGTTATATGAAAATTTCTAGTGAAGATATAGGACAGTTTGATGTTGAAGATTTTAATAGTCATTTTTTTGCATATTCAAAGATTCCTATAAGTTCAACTTTTTACAAACAAAAGCCTAGAAAATATAGCAAAGATGAAATTAGAAGAATGCTTCTTGATCCAGAAAATTATAGAAAAGAATTGCAAAGTGTTTCTCAATATTTAGTCTACTCTAATGGACATTTTAATCGAGTCCTACAATATTTTGCAAATATGCTAACTTTAGATTATGTTCTTTATCCTAAATTTACAAAGAAAAAAATTGACTCTATGGACTCTGAAAAACTAAAAGATTTATATATTAAAAATGCTGATTATTGCTATAAGATGAATATTAAATATAATTATCGTTGGTTTATGTTTCGCTTATTTGTAAATGGGGAGCTTTTTTTATATAAATTGGAAGATAAGGATTCGATTATATATAAAGAAATTCCTACTGAATTTTGTAAAATCACATTAATAGAAGATAGTGTATTTAGATATTCGGTTGATTTAAGTAAATTGGCTTCTGCTTATGATATTGAGGATTTACCTATTGAGTTTCAAGAAGCAATCATTTTAAATAATAAAAACAAAAAAAAATCTGCCAATGATAATTGGTATCAAGTTTCTAATCTAGGATTTGCATTTACTACGGATGTTTCATTATCTTTACAAGGTGTACCGCCTTTGACTTTTATGTTCGATGCAATTATGGGTTATGAGGATTTATTAGATGAAATAGAAGATAACGAAAAAGCAAATAGTTTTAAATTAGTTCATCAAAAGATTCCTCTTGATGAGAATTATCAACCTGTTATGGAAAGAAAAACTGCGCAAGCCTACCATGATGCTGCAGCGTCACAATTGCCTAAAAATGTTTCCTTAACAACAAATCCTTTTGATATAAAAGAGGTTAGTTTTGATAGGGCAAATCGTGCTGATTATTCTAGCATTCAATATATGGAAGAGTCTGTATATTCTACTGGTGGGGTTTCTAAATTACTATTCAATAATAATACAAATAGTGGCGAAGGTTTAAAGAAGTCAATTCAAGTTGATGAAATGTATGTTTATAAATATTTAAATCAATTTGAAAACTATATAAATTTTGAACTTGGAAACTATAACAAAGTAAATTCTTTTGCTATTAATTTTTTAGAAAGTACTTATTTTAATATTAACGATAAGCATGCTTTATATAGAGAAGATTTAGCCTTTGGTGGCTCACGTACTATGTTTTTAGCTGCCGTTGGTCTTGAACCTTACCAAAGTATGAACTTATTAATTACTGAGCAAAAAATTGGTATTGATGAATTATTTAGTCCGGTTAAATCTTCTTATACCACTAGCCCTAGTGCCACATCTACATCTACTAATGATGTTAGTGATACTGCTGATAAGGAAAGAAGCAGGTAACTGACTTGAAAGGAGGTGTGTAATTGAAGTCACATATATTAGCTTTTCAATCAGAAATTGATTATTCTGCTGCACAACCAGTTAATGATTTGTTGAGTAAAGTTAGGGTTAAAATTTTATATACCGGTCTTAATAGAAATAATTCTTTTATATCTAAAGAATCGGTTGAAAATGCTATTAGCACTCTACCCTATATCCCTATTGTTGGAGAATTTGATAAAAGTAAAAATAACTTTTTGGGTCATGGTGGGCGAATTATTATTGATAGCAAAGGTAATGTTGAAATTGAAGATACCGTAAAAGCTTATGGTGTTGTTCCTTTTTTTAATGATTCTAAGCCAAGATGGGAAGTCATGAATGATAGCGAAACTGGTGTACCTACCGAATATTTAGTTGCTGATGCGTTTTTATGGACAGGGCGATATTCCGAGTTAGATATCGTTATTAATGGCGGCTCTTACCAATCCATGGAGATATTGGTTAACGATGCCGATTGGGTGCAGGAAAATGACGATAATGGTTTTATAAATAATTATTATAAAATTAATAATTTTGTATTTACTGCACTATGTATACTTGGTAGAGATGATGTGAGTCCTGAAAACTCAGTTATACCTTGTTTTGAAGATGCTACCATTGAATCATACCAAATCAAAAATGTAGGTCTTAAATCTGAATTTGACAAGATGATTGCTGAATTAAAATTTATTAATACAGAAAGGAGTGAAAACATGCCGGTTTCCGATATGGTTTTGGAAGGTACAGATATCGTTGATATAATTATAACATCAAACGATACTAGCGAAAATGTTGAATTTTCTTCAGAAGAAAAAGAATCTGATATAACCGTAAATACTGAACTTCCTCAAAATGATAATGACATATCTGAAGAATTTGCCGTTAGTTATGAGTTATCTCATGATGAAATTAGATCAAACTTATACGCTTTAATAAACTCGCAAATGTCGTCTTCTGATGATGAGAGTTATGGTGCTTGGATTGTTAGTGTGTATGAAGATTATTTTATTTATGAGTTAGAAGGCAATAAATATTATAAACAATTCTATTCAATTGATAATAATCTGGTTACTTTGGTTGGGGAAGCTGAAGAGGTTTTTATTAAGTTTTTAAATTCTAATGAAGTTAATGAGATTGAAAATTTGAATGCAAATATTGACTCAATGAGTCAAGAAATCTCTACACTCATAGAATATAAGAAAAAAAGAGAAACGGAAGATAAACTGGTTGATATTGAAAAAATATTTAATAAATTTACTATGCTATCTGAAGAAGATTATAAATCATTAAAAGATAATGCTCTTGATATGGATTTAATTGCACTTGAAAAAGAATTAGCTTATATAGCAATCAACAAAAATGTTTTCTCATATCAAAAAAAAGACGATAATAAAACACTTAAAGTTAAAGTTAAGGATAAAAATGAAGATGATAGTTTGACTTTACGTTATGGCGAGGTTTCAAGATTTTTTTAGATTATATGAATTAAAGGAGTGTTATAAATGGTAATATTAGATAAAATTTCAAAAGGCGCTCATTATTTTTCTTTCATACATAGTGCTGATATTCCTAATGGTGTTATTGTTGAATTAGGTGCAATAAAGACTAATGATTATGAGACTTTTACCGGTCGTGCTATTACTGCTGTTACTGGTCAGGGTTATGTTTTACATGCTTCAGTTCCTTTAAACCATCTTACAGACGACACTGTTGACTTTACTCTAGTTGCTGGTGAAGAAGGTAGAGGGATAGCATTACAAGTTGGTGATATATTTACTACTGCTGATACAAATATTGATGGTGCTACTACTGTAGGTCAATATGTTGAGCTAGATATTAGTGCTATTGGTATGGTTGCTGTTGCTGACCCAACTGTAAATGATACTGACTTGCAATTTATGGTAATAGAAAAAACTACTAAATTTGGGGTTGATTGTTCAGTCCTAATGGTTATAAAGTCTGCATAATAAATTTTAATTAATCTACATAAAGGAGTGTTTTAAATGATTACAAAACTTACAGATATTCAAAAATTATCTGTCGATGCATATAATGGGAACATCACTAACTATGGCAAAAGCAAAGACGAAGCTAATGCCGCTTTAAGAGCTGCTATAAACGAAGTTTGTGGTGGTTCTTTTAATTATTATTCTTTTATGGATAATAAAGGTAAGGTTTTTGCTTTAGTTGCTGATATGCTCAGTGTTAATATTAATTATATTACTTCTGACGCATATAGCCAAATTGCTGAAATTAGAGACGTTATGTTGGGCGACAGACAAGAGTTTGTTGTTGAAAATAACGACCTATTTAGGGTTGCTTCAATTTCTAATGGTAATACTGATATTAGAAGACAAACAATTCTTAACCAAAGCTTTACTGTTCCTACTGTTATGCTAGCTGTTAAAATATATACTGAACTTGAATTGTTTATGTCTGGTAGAATTGATTGGATTTCTATGATCAACAGAGTTGCTTTAAGCTTTAACAATGAAGTTGCTGTTAGAATTGCAACTGGAATGGGTAATGCGTATTCAAGTTTATCTGCACCATATGCGCAAACTGGCGTGTATGATGGTGACGTATTAGCAACTTTAATCACTGATGTAGAAGTAAAAACTGGTCAACCTTGCACAGTTTATGGTGTTAAATCTGCAATTCGTCAAATTGGTTCTGACTTAACTGTAGATAATAGTTCTGATATGATAAACAATGAAAGATTTTATACTGGCTATGTAGGTTCTTTCTTTGGAACTCCTGTTGTTGAGATGGCTCAAGGTTTAAAATCAGATGGCAATTACGCTTATGCTAACGATGATTTATTAATAATTCCAACAGGCGAAAAACCTGTTAAGATTATTTTTGAAGGCGACTTTATTATCAGAGAAACTGAAGAAGCAAATACTTTGCAACCTGAATTTTTCTTTGGAAGAAAAGTAGGGGTTTCTGTTGTTATTTCTTCTCAATTTGGTATGTATAGATTAACTTAAGGGGTAGGGGCTTGACCTCTACTCTATTTTTCATTAATAAGGAGAGGATAAAATGGAAGATATAAATAAAACTATAAATAAAAAAACTACTTCAAAAAAGAATACTGCTAAAAAAACCACATCAATAAAATCAACCACCACTAATTCAAGTGTAAAAAATTCTAATCTTAAAAAAACTAATATTATTGATAAGTCAGATGAGGTAAATATTATCAACGAAATAGAGTCTAAAGAATCAGATAACGTTAATGATAATACAATTCAAGAAAATCTTTCCTCTAATATTGACAATCAAAGAGTTAGTAGAAAAAGAAAATTAATTGATAGAAATATTGAAATTTTAGTTATGAATGCAACAAATGGTGGTATATTTTATAGATGTCCCAAAACAAAAAATGAATATCGTTTATCAACATATGGTGATGCAGAATATATAACTATTGACGAACTAATTACTATGCGAAACGCACATAGAAAGTTATTAACAAAATACTACTTAATCCCAATTGAAATTATGGATGAAAGTATTACTTTAGATGAAGCTTTGGTTTATCTTGGGTTAGATAAATTATATGATAAGGAAATATATTCTTCAATTATTAATTATAAAATGGATTTAAATGATATTATTTTTTCAAATGATTTTCTTCAAAGATTTAAGCGATTCACAAATGAGTTCCAGTTAATAATTATTGAAAGAGCTGTTTCTTTATTTAAAAATAATAAACTAAATGATTATAATATTATTGAGTTTTTGAATAAATTTTCTGGAAGAGATTTATTTACTAAATAGATGTTGCGATTAAAAGTGAGGTGCAATAATGGCTACACCTTATACTGAAGTATATGATTATTTTTTAATGTTAATTGACGATTATGAACTAGCTTCTTATGAGATTGATGATTTTGAAGATGGTTTGAAAAAATGGCTTGAAATTGCATCATCTATTTATTTTGTTGAATGCAATACAGATTTAATAAATATAATGGATGATACGTTAGAACAATTCTCTACTACGCTGGGAAAAGATGAAATTGTTATATTGGCTTATGGTATGGTTTTGGCTTGGCTTGAGCCTAAGATTAATACACTTGAAATTATTAGAAAAGAATTAGGGACTAAAGATTTTCGTATTACTTCAAGCCAATCTCATTTAAACACTTTGTCAAATTTCAGAAGTGAATCTTTTAGAAAGCTTAAATTTTATAAAAAGCAATATGAATATAAAAATTTTAGCGGATTTAGTTAGGGGTGTTTTTTAATGGCTACTATTTCCGAGTTATACGACAGAACCAATAGAATCAATGATATTAAAGGCAATACCCCTATTTTACGTAAGCGTAATTTTATTGATGTTGAGTTTGATTTGTTATTAGATAGGACTCCTAACGTGTTCGATGTTACCGTTACACACATTGATAATTCAACCGATGATGCCACTATAATTATTGATGATAGTGTCGACATTGATATCCTTAAACAAGATGATAAAAGAATAATGACTAATAGCAATCTTGTTAAAAATGGTGATTTATTTACTTGGCAAAATATTGTATGGTTGGTATTAATAGATGATATTGTTAGTGTTGGAAATTATTATAAATTTAGGGTTAGACCTTGCAATTATAACTTAAAATGGATAACGGCTAATGGAACTGTTTCTGGTAACGGAATGGGTGTTCCTTGTGCAGCCAGAAATCAAACTTTATATTCCTTGGGTGTAAGGTCAAATTATGATATCATTGAAACACTTAATGCGAAAGCTTCTATCGAAATACCTAACTCAGAAGAGGTTCGACAAATCACTAGAGGTGATATATTTTATATTGGTGGGGATTCTTATTATGTTACTATGACCGATAGGGTTAGTTTCCCTAATGTTTTACATATGTTATTGGCTCAAGATGAACTTAACACGCAAACAGAAGAAGATGATATTATTGATAAAAAATTAATTAACACTACTATTGAAATTATAAATATTGATAATGTCGCAGAAATCACCTTATTAAATTCTTTACAATTAATAATTAAAACTAAATTTAATGGGTCTGTCGTAGATAATCCTACAATCACTTATTTAAGTTCTGATGATGATATCGCTGTTATTAATTCAAGTGGTTTGATTATGCCAATTGCGGAAGGGTCTGTCACCATAACCGCAAATTCTAGTGCAGCACAAAGTCAAGATAGTTTTTTACTCAATATTGTTCCGGTTGTTTCTGATAATTACAAAACTCATATTATAGGCGATGAATTAATTACCGTATATGAAACTAATAATTATGAAGCTAATTTTTATAACAATGGCGCGCTGGTTGTTAATAATGGAACATGGGTTTTAACTGATTTACTTGACAATCCTACAAGTTTTGCTTCTATAAGTGTTGCTACAAATACTTGTTCTGTTACGGCAAATAATAATAAGAATCAACAGGTTAAATTAAAATATTATTTAAATACTGACCCTAGTATATTTGCGGAAAAAATTATTAAAATAAAAGGTATTTATTAATTTAAAGTTTGGAAGTGTTAACATTGGCAGTAAATTCTTTTGAAAGACTAACTCAATTTAAGGAAGAGATTTTATATAAGTTTATTAATAATCAAACAATTTGCAAGTTATTATATTATAATTTTCCAGACGCATTATCAATGTCTGACATATCTAATCCAACTTCATTGATTTATGATGTTATATTTCCATATAGGTTTATTCCAAATGTAACTAACATCATCAAATCTTATGTTACAACAGAGTTTACTGAGTTTGAGTTAACGCGAAACAACCCAAAGAATATTAATTTTAATTTATTGTTTTATATTTTTACACATAAAGATTTATTTGTAACTGATAATGGATTAAGAGTTGATTTATTATTAAATGAAATTGATAAAGAAATTCAAGAATCAAAATTAGGTTTTGGTAAGGTGTATTTAAGTCTTTGCCGTTCTTTTTGGCTTGATAACGATTATGGCGGCTATGCTCTTACCTACAAAATGTATGAATAAAATAAGGATTAAATTTTATGAATGATTATGAGCTAAGATTGTTTGCTGGGTTTCCTTTATATAATAATTCTATTGGATTAATTAATCATTATACTTTATGGGACATTGCTGATAAAGGCGAATCAAGTTATAGGATGTTTGTAAATCTTATTAGCATTGATAAAAATTCTTTTGATAATATTAAAGATAACGAAAAGCTTAACGAGTTATCAAACTTTGAATTACTTTTATTATCTATTATATCTAATAATGAGTTATTTGAATTATTTTTAAATAATCTAAAGTTTATATTGAAAAAAGATATTATCTTTGACGATAAGAATTGTTGCTTTAGGATTGATAATAACAAAACATTGAACAAAGATAATTATGATGAATTTGTTAGCTTAGTTAAATTATTGAATTGTGTTATTGATACTGAAGAGTTTTTGACGGCACAACAATTAGCAAAAGCCAATCCAATGATTAAGGAATATTTGTTGAAAAGAGAGATTGCTAATAAAAAAATAGCCGAACAAAAAAAGATTAAATCCGAAAACAACAATGAAATTTTAACCTTAACTGATTTAATTAGCATTTTCCTTATTGGTAATAAAAATCTTAGTTACACTGATGTGTGGAATCTACCCTTTTATGCTTTTAATGTTTTGTTTTCTAGGATGCATTTATTCTATGAATTCAATGTTAATATACAAGTTTTACTCACTGGTGCTAAAGGCGTCAAGCTTAAAGATTGGATGGGTAAAAATCAACAATAAGTCTTATGGCTTATTTTTTTTGCTAAATTTTATAATAAGGAGTGTATTATATGCGTCAATTTGGTATTAGAGAGATTTTAGATTGTACTTTTTATGATTTGACAACAGATGCTGTTGTTGCACACTTTGATACTTTGAAAACTTCTGACCTTTCTGTTGCATCTGAAACTGTATATGCAATGGGTGGTAGAGGTAATGCTAAATTAATTGGTTGGGATGGTGACAAAGACGTTACCGTTGCTGTTCAAGATGCTTTGCTTTCTGATAAGGGGTTACAAATCTTAACTGGTAATTCTTTAAGTACTGGTGCGACTACTGTATATAAACGCGAAAGATTAACCGTTAGCGCTACTGATACTATTACACTTGCCGAAACTCCATTAGAGGCTGTAACTGCTATCCAAGTATTATTATACAATACTACTACTGGTGTAGAAACTGAAGTTGATATGTCAGACGCTACTATTTTGGCTAAAGTTGTTACATTAGGTACTTCCGCTGCTCTTGACGAAGACGATGTTGTAAATGTGTATTACACATATACTTCTGCAGCAACCTCAGATACATATTCAGTAACTTCATATGACTTCGCTGGTTCTTACAAGATTGTTGGTTATGGTTTGGTTCGTGACTATATAACTAAATCCGATCAATTAATGCAAATAATTATGTACAATGCTAAAGTAGATGGTTCTTTCACAATAACTATGGCTGCTACTGGAGACCCTTCTGTTTTTGATATGAACCTCACATTGCTTAGAGACCCGCTCACTAATAAATTCTTTGATATGATTCATGTTTAATATTTATATTTAACAAATAGCCGATGCATCTTGTGTGTGTCGGCATTTATTTTTTTATCTTTTTTTATATTAATGATATCTTTTTAGATTGAGGGAGGAAAAATAATGAGAAGTAAAAGAATCCAAATTGATAATGAGCAAATTTTTGTATCACAATATGTGCCTTATGACGAAAAAAACTATATTGTATTAATTACCTCACAATCCTTTACGGAAGATGAGAACGGTGTAAAGAAAATTGATTATTTATTAAAACAAATATTATCAGAATATCTAATTGTAAGAGCTTATACTAAAAAATCTAATATTATTGATTATAGTGAAATTATAGATAAAAAATTGGAAGAAGTTATTGAAACATATGATAAGTTATGTGAAAG